GTCGTGGCGTCCGGGCGGCGCGGAAACCTCGTGGGTCAGTCCGTGCCACCCACCGCAGGCACTTGCGTTTTATCGTTCAACGGTTCGCTCGTGACCTCACGCAGCACCGCGATCACGACACCGATGGCGGATACCACCATGCCGTACACCTCAGGGGTGAGCGCAGCCTGCACCAGCGGCATGAGGTGCAGGACCGCGCCCAGCACGATCGTCGCCGTGGCGAACAGGTAGGTCTTGGACTTCAGGCGCTGCACCAGCAGCATCACCAGCGCACGGATCAGGTAGTTCATGATGGCCTCCAGTGACAGGATGTTACCACGTCACCGGCGGCGCAGGGGCGCGGGCACGCGGAACGAGGTGTTCTGTGGGGCCGGCGGGTTCGCGGTCGGCTGCACGGGCTGCGGTTGTGGCTGGGCCGGGGGCGACCAGCGGGGCTTGTTGCACGCACACATGGCGTTCTCCTGGTTGGTGACGTGATTGTAGCTGAACCGCGCTGCTGGTGTGGAACTGTGCTACAGTGGCTTCACAGCATTTACGGGCTACACCATGAAGACCCACCCCCCGATTGACGTCGTCGCCGTACGAGAGAAGTTCCTGTACGACCCTGACACCGGCCTTGTGACACGCCGCGTCGCCGCCACCGGCAGCCGGGGCGCTGTCGGCGCCGTGGTCGGCACGCCGAGCGGGCTGTACAAGACCTTGCTGGTGCAGCTTGGCGCCAAGAAGGTCAGCCTGCTGCGCGTGGCCTATGTGCTGATGACCGGCGAAGACATCGGCCCGCAAGACACGCTGCGCGTCATCGACGGCGACCCCAGCAACCTGCGCTGGTCCAACATCGAGCACGTTGCCTCGGCGGGGTACCTCGCTCGGGTGCTGCGGACGCACGCAGGGCGCGGCTACACCTACCCAGACGGCGTGCCAGATCGCGTCACCAAGGACGTGCGCTACGTGTGCCCGACGCACGGTGAGCGCACGCAACCCCTGCGGTTCCACCTGTATCACGGCTGTGTGGCGTGCCGCGATGACAGTGCCGGGGGCGAACGGAAGTCAACGGCTGCGTGGCTGGCCGACTTCGCGGCTGTGCATCCTGCAGGGCGTTACGCCTACCCGCCGGTGATCGACGGGGCGCTGAGCGTGATCGAGGTGGTGTGCGCTGAGCACGGCGTGTTCGCGCAGCAGGTGTCGGTTCACGCGAGAGGGTCGGGATGTCCAGCGTGCGGGAACATGCGCAAAGGATACCGAGCCAGCACGGTTACTGTCGCCGCCGATGGTGGTTCGTTGCGCCCTGGCTGGTCCGGGTTCGATGGGCGCGTCTTTCTGACGCCTGCAGAACAGGACGTGTACCGCCGCCGCGCACCTGTTCGTTTTCACCACGCCGAGCATCCCGCCCTGTGCGGTGTGTGCGGCACCCCCGGCAGCTCACCGCGCCAGTGGGCGCACAAGATCCCGTTCACACCCGGTGTACAGACCTACGGGTTCACACCCGACTACCTGGACCGCCCTGACAACCTCGTCAGCGCCTGCCGTGTAGGCTGCAACAAGGCTGTGGAGTGGAACGACGCTGAAATACTCGCGCACATAGCTGCGCTCCCCACGTCGGATAGCTAGGGTGTAAAAAGCCCCGGTCAGTTTCCCGACCGGGGCAAAGGGGCCGAGGCCCCCACCCTCACCGTCCCACCGGCGAAATCACACCTTGATCCAGGCGACAATGACCTTGTGCGGATACAGCACCGAGCCACCCGAAACCGCAAGCAACTGATAGACTCGATCGAACTGCTCGCGTTCGTAGACGCGGTTGACGATCAGCTCGCTGGCGAAGAGCTGGGCCGACTCATGGAAGCAGATCACCGGCACCGCGCCCACAGCGTTCGGACGGCTCATCTCCAGGTTGACCCACCAGCGGAAGCCATAGGGACCGTTCATCCCGTTGACGATGCCGCCGTTGTTCATCAAGTTGCAGACCAGCTCGGAGCACGCGCCCAGGTCGAAGCGGTTCGCCAGCGGCGTGTCGTACAGCGCCAGCAGGAGCTGGTTCGGGATGACCATGTGCCAGCCCGCGCCCTTGTTGAAGCACTTCGTCTCGATCGCCACCGACTGCAGCGCCGCGAAGAACTTCGTGATCGTCGCCGGGTTGGTCAGATCCTTCGGGACCGCGCTGGTGCCGAGGTTGTGGCCGTGCGTGATCGCGCCTGCGTTGGTGCCCTGGTTGATCGGGTCGCACTCGGCGATGAACCGGGCCAGCACGCGGTAGTTCAGCGTCTCGCCGTACAGAGCAACGCGCTTCTCCTGGCGCTCGGACATGAACTTGTCCAGGCGCTCGGGATTGCGGAAGATGTCCAGGTCGTTGATCTTGTCCTGGCTGTACTCGGCGAAGCAGAGCTGGGCGCACGTTTCATAGGCGCTCGGCTCGTCATCAACGAGTTCCTGGTTCTTCTCGTAGGGCCGCATCGGGGTTGGTTCGTCCACGATTTCGAACTTGACCACCTGATTCTGCATCAGGATGTCGTCGGCCATCGAGTTGACCCAGTGCCCCCATGAGGCTTCCTCATAGCACTTCATGCTGAGGATTTCGTTCCAGTACCCCACACGGGCCAGGATGCCCGCTTCGAGCTGACCATAGCCGCTCGCCGCCACAAAACCGTGCTGTTGAGCCACGTTTCTCTCCTTCAGACCTGGGCGCCAGTGCCCATAGCCATGTTGCGCAGCTCACCGAGCTGCCGACTGAATTCCGCACCCGAGATGGATCGGGATTGGAACTTGCGACGCAGAGCCGCCACCTGACCCGCGAACGAGTCGGGCGTGAACGTGGCTGCCTGCGGCACCGCTTGCGCGGTGGTTTGGTTGCCGACCCGAGGCGTCTCGGCCAGGGCGGCGAGAGGCGCAGCACCGCTACGGGTGTACTGCGCGAATTGCTCGGCCACCCATGCCACGCCATCGACGTTGTGGGTTTCGAGGTGGCGGTTGTAGGCGTCCACGAACTGCGACCCGACGTGGGGCACTTCGGTGCTCAGGAACGTCTTGAATCGCGGGTCGTCGATGATCCGCTTCAGGTGCGGCACGCGGGCGAACGCAGCGTCCTCGAAGGTGCGCTGCTTCTGCTGCGCGGTGGCCTGGTCGGTGGCGACGAGCCGGGCCTGCAGTGGCGCGACTTCCTCGGCCATGCGGGCGGCCAGCAGCGCCTCGATCGCAGGATCGAGTGCCACCGCCACCTCGCGCAGTGTGTCGGGATCGACGTTGCCGCCCGTCAGCTTGTCGAACTCGATGGCTTCGCTCAGGCGCTTGCGCACCGGGGCCGGCGCGGGGGCCGGTGCCTGCAGCGAAGCACGCAGCGCCGCGATTTCGGCCTCGGCCCGCTCATGCGCGATGCGCAGCCGGGCGGCTTCAGCGGCCTGACGCGCCAGCTCGGCGGCCACATCGCTCACCGGCGCGGGGGCCGGCGCCGTGACATCCGGCACGTTGGTCAGCCACAGCGGCTCCGTGAGCTGCGGGGCGGCCACCGGCGCGGGGGCCTGCGCGGGCGCGGCGGCCACGACCGGGGCGGGTGCGGGGGTATGGGCGGGCGCAGCGGCCACGACCTGGGCGGGGGCAGGGGCAGGGGCAGGGGCCGGCGCAGACACCGGGGCCGCGACCTGCGCGGGGGCCGCGCCCACCGGCGTGGCTTCCGTGATACCAGCCTGCTGGGCGAGCGAGTCGCGGGCGGCCTGACGGCGAGCGAGAAGGCGTTCGCGGGCGTTCACAGCGTCACCCCCATCTGCGGGGCCACGCTGCGCAGCGTCGAAATCGCGCCCTGCAGGCGCGGCACATCAGACCCCTCGGCGGCCACGAGGGCGTCGAGGGCTTCCCGGTGCTGACGACGGAAGAACGCAGTCAGCTCTTCCTTCATCTGCGGGGTGAGGTGTGACTTCAGCACCTCGCTCAAGATGATCGGTTTCATGGGCATCTCCGGTGGGATGAGATGGTGGTTTACTTGCCAGCCTTCGCGGCTGCAGCGGTGTTGCCGCGTGCCGCAGCGGCCATGCCGCCGTTCTGGCTGGACGGTCGAACATGCGTGACGACCGAGGGGGTGCCCCAGTTCGTCGTGTTCGTGGACTTTCGCGTCATCCCCGTGGACGACGCGGGCTTGACAGCCATCTTGTTGCAGGTCGGGCAGGACATAGTGGACTCCTTCAGCAGCCGCAGGCACAGCGCAGGGTGACCAGCACGCGCATGTCGGCGCGGGCTGGGAACGTGGTAATGGTGTACGGGCCGGGCGCGTCGATCAACATGGATACGGGCGCTACGGGCGTCGTGTCCACGTTCGCGGCGCACACGCAGCAGTCGTCAGCATCCGTGACCGGCAGCAACGCGCCGTCCACTGCCGTCATGGCATTCACGGCCGTGTCGGGCGGCGCCACGGCGGTCACCTGCGCGACGTAGCCGGGCGGCACGTTGAGCTGCAGCAGCCCATTTGCGTCCGTGGCACGCACCTCTGGTGGGCAGTTGCACACCTGACGGAAGCTGACAGCCTGTTCGACCGTGATCGGAGTCGTCACCAGTTCGATACCGCCGGCCGCAGTCGGCGCCAGCAGCACCGCGTAGTAGACGCCCGGCTCGCTGATCGCCGCCCGTGACGCGCAAGGCGTCAGCGCGTAGTTCGTGGGCGCTGCCCCGTCAATCAGCGTGACCACCTCGGCGACCGAGGTGCAGCAGCCGCCGTGGGCCGCCACGCCCGGCGTGCTGGTCACATCCACGCGGACGATCGAGATGAAATCGCCGGCCGTGAGACCCTTGGCGGTGATCAACAGGGCGCTGTCAGCGCCAATCTGGAACATGCGCGAGGACAGCGCGGTCTGGCTGCGCTCCAGGATGGCGCCGGGCGTCGTCTGGGTCGTGGCCGGCGCCGAGGTGGCGCAGGTAGACGTGATCATGTTATGCACCGAACAGGCCCTCCGCAGGCAGTGTGTCGCTGAAGTCTTTCACGCGAGTGCCGTTCGCCAGGGGCATCTGCTGCACCAGCATCGCCACCAGCCGGTCGTGCTGGGCCTTCAGCGCCTTGTGGGCTTCAGTGATCAGCGCCAGGTCGTGCTGCAGCTCGGCGATCCGCTCGTCGCACTCGCTTCGCTGCTTCGCCAGCTCTTCGTCGCCCTTGCCAAGCAACCGCGTGACGGACGGGGCTATGCCACCGATCAGCACGCCAAGCAGGGTGTTCGCCAGTGGGGCGTTGTTCGCGGGGATGTCCACCGTGACCAGGAACCCGACGATGAGCACGACCAGGGCGATGTAGCCGGCCCCGGCAATGAAGTGGTGATCGCGTGGCGTCGTGGACATCACAGCCCCAGCCACCCGCGCAGGGTAATCAACACAGGCCCGAAGACCGGTACATGCGTCAGCAGCAACAGCACCGGCACCGCGCCGAACACCGTGAACAGTGCGTCAGCCGGGTCCGGGGTGTGCGCCTGCGTGCCGGTGACGCGGTTGTACACCCAGTCGTAGACTTCCTTGCCTACTGCAGCCACCGTCGCCAGCGCGACCGCGCCGATCTGGTTGCCCAGTACAAACCCGACGAAGGCGGCGAGCGCCCCCGCCGTGAGATGGTAGAGCTTGTCGATGCCCATGATCAGAACCCTGCCTTCGCCAGACGCGCCTGCGTGGCGTGTTGCAGGATACTGAACAGGCTGTCATAGTCCACGGCCAGCGTGCCGTTGCGCTGCGTGACCAACCACCCAAACGCGCCGATCTCCTTCGTCAGCGCACGCAGCTCCTGGGCAATGACGCCGGACTGGTGCGCAATGCGAAGCGCCGAATCGCTCAGGTCGAGGCGGGTGTTGACGCGGATCGTGCCGGCGTCGCGCAGGCGCTGGTTCGCTTCCAGGCGCTTCGTCTGCTCTTCCGGGTCCAGCGCGTCCCAGGCCGCACCTTTGAACGACGAGGCGTTCTCGGCCGCATCCTTCAGGTTCCGCGCACCCTCAGCACGCAGTTGCTCCTGCACCGCTTCGACCGTGGCTGAGTCCAGCAGCTTGTCGTACTCGTAGAACGTGACACCCTTCTGCAGCGCGATGGCCGCGTCGGTGTCCAGCTCCTTGATGTTGCGCTTCAGGCGCTTGTCCGAGGTGGTCACGCCGCCGGCCGCGAAGATCGCGCCGTTGGTGGACAGCGCCCAGGTCGTGTTGGCAGCCACCTGCGTGATTTCGACGGCCACCGGGCGGGTGCCGTTCGGGCCGGACACCACGTTCAGCACGCGGCCCGAGGTGGCCGGCGTCGTGGTGCCCATGCCACTGACCGCGTAGATCGTGTCCGAGCCGGTGACTTCGCCGGTCGAGTCGTTCACCACCAGCGCATGCGTGGCCGGGACGGTCGCGGCACGTTCGATGTAGACACCGCCGCCGGTGCCTGTGGTGCGCATGTGGATCGAGTTGTTGGTGGACGTGCTGTCCACCGCGATGGCGCGGGCGGCGCCACTGGCCTGCGCATAAAGCGCGGCGCCGGTGCTGGCGCTGCCGCTCCCCCGGGCCACGAGGGCAAGGAGGTTGTCAGCGGCGGTGATAGCCAGACCGACCTGCCCCGCGCCGGGGTTGATCTGCACGCGGGCGTTCTCGCCCTGGCCGGAGCCGGTGGACGTGGTACCGAACGGCGACGTATCCGCGCCAAACACCTCGGCGAACAGGCCGCCCGCCAGGACTTGCGTGATGCTCGTGCGCTTGAACTCGCTGAACGGGACGACGCCAGCAGCGCCGCCAGCGTTCGGGCGGGTGAACCGATGCACATCGCCGTCGCGGTTGGTCAGCTCCAGCGACGCGCCGTTCCCGCCGTTGTGGTAGCCAACGTGCCACTGGTTGTCCGCGCCCATCGCAGCATTGGCGCCGTAGCCGGTGAACGCACCAGCGGTGTTCGGCGTCGGGCCGACCAGCGCGGCGCCAGCGGTGTCGGGGTAGCAGGCGTAGGGGCCCGTCGCGTGGATCGCGTCACCGCCAGTCAGGCCCGACTCGAAGGTCTTGCAGCCCTGGAACACCTGGTTCTGGTCCGTGATCGTGGTGCCCGGCAGTGCGACAAGCTGATCGCCCTGCACACCCAGGACTGCGCCGTCGTCGAGATTTTGCGTCGCCAGGTACGCGTTGAAGTTCGCACCTGCGTCTGCGGGCGACTGCCCCGGCAGCAACGCACGCTGCGCCGGGGTCAGCGCCGACATGGCGACGAGGATCTGCGAAGGGGTGGTTGCACAGGACATTGTTGCGCCTCACGGTATCAATGGCCTGAACACTATCACGTCAGCCGCGATAGTGCAAGTGCGCACTCACTTGCGGGCCTTGAACGTCACGACATCGCGGGGCTTGGTCATGACGACCTGGCCCGTGAGCGACTTGACGAGGCGGGCCTTGCGGGTGACCTTGGTGAATCGCCCGAGGTCGCGCACCGCCAGCGTGCCGCCAACAGGCAGTGCGGCCAGCTCGGCGGCCAGGGCGCTGAAGGCGCCGTCAACCTGCTTGTGCCGCAGGTTGGCTCGGGTGGCGATGCGCTCGCGCAAGGAACTGTAGCTTACGTGCTGTTTGCTCATGGTGGTTTCCAAGCCTGTCAGTTGCTAGAAGTACGTACTCTACCGCAGAATCATCCGCGCTGGAGCGCCACGTTGTCGAGCGAGATGAAGCCACCGGGACCGTGCGGGCCACCGTTGTCTGCCGCGATGTTTGCCAGGCTGGCGCCGTAGCAGCGGATCAGTACCCCGTTCGATCCACCGGCCGTACCGTTCGAGAACTCCAGCACCGCCGACCCCGGCACGTTCGTGTTCGTGCCGTGGAAGCACGGTACTGCGACGCGCATCACGTCGTAGACCTGCTGCCCCGGCATGAACCCGATCAACGCGCCGCTGGCGACCTCACTGCTGATCGTGACCGCGCCGCGCAGCATGACGACGGGCTGGCTGACCGATCCGCTGGCGAGCACACGGAACGCCGGGGTCTGCCCACCGGCTGCCAGTCCTGCGACCGCAGGGATCGCCGACGTGCCAGTGCCTGGCGGGGTCTGGCCTGCGAGCGTGATCGCCCGCCAGTCGAGCGCCGTGCCCTGCCCCTGGTCCCCGTAGGCGCCTGGGGCATCCGGCACGTACAGCCCCGGATGCACGTAAGTGCCGTCGCCCATCTTGACGTGCGTGCCGTTCACGCCGCCGGCCGCGCTCGCGTTGCCGCCTGCGGACATCTGCGCAGCGAACAGCGCGTGGGCTGGCAAGAACCGGGGCACGGTGTAGTCCACGATGACCCACCCCCGCGCCACCGCCGTGGTGCTGCCAACCAGCGGGGCGGGGATATAGACCAGCGACTGCCAGGCGTTCAGCCCGACGTGCCGCGTGCCATCCATGTCGATCACCACCCGTGTCGCGGTGCTGTTGAGGATCGGAATCTCCGTGCCCACCGGCGGCAGGTTCAGCCACACGAAGTTCATTTCGCCCAGGTGGTTGGACGCCATGCCCGCCATCATCGTGTTGTCCGGCCAGCCCACGTAGGTGCCCTGGGTCTGCCCCGTCCCGTCAACACCATCCGCGCCCGTGCCCGCGAACGCGTTGGCCGGCGTCAGGCGGCACGACACCTGCCCATTGGCTGTGATGTGCTTGAGCGCAGCGGCCGTGCGCAGCTCCTGGTCCACGTTGCCTGCCCACAGGCACTGCCGCTCCAGCAGACCCTGCCCATTCCACTGCACCAGGCGCGTGTTCGCCACCCACGGCAGTCGCGTCGCCAGGCGCAGCCAGTGCGACGGCACGACGGACACGTCGTAGTAGCTGCGCACAGCAAAGTAGCCGGTCGCGCTGCCGGTCACCGCCGGCACCCAGTACAGCGAGTCGTACACGTCGAGGTCGAGGACCGCCGTGTCAGTCTTGAGGTCATACGCGCCCGTGCCGCCGTAGACCTCGCCGAACTCCCACGGGCGCTCGGCTGCGGTCATGGCCCGCCAGGTCTTACTGGTCGCTGCGCCGAAGCCCTGTGCCACCGTGCCCACCGCCGGGGCGTTGATGTACTCGTAGGAGCCGCCCAGCGCCAGCATCCCGCCGGTCCCAAACCCGACGTAGTAGGTGCCCGTGAACCCGAACACGCCGTTCGCGGGGCTGAACGAGTAACCGATGAGCTGCGTGCCCTCCTGCTGGTGCATGTCGTTCATGGCCTGGATGTGGCTGTGCCGCCCGACCCGGCCGCCCTGCGTGATCACGCTGCCGTCGGCCAGCTTGACCGATGCCTCCATGCCGAACGCCACCGGAAACCAGCGACCCTTGCCAGCCCCCGGTGGATTCGCCAGCACCCCGGCAGGGGCACTATACTGCTGAATCAGGTACTCGTTCGGCAGCACGTCGCTCGCGTTGCTGCGCAGGAAACCCCACAGCGTTTCGTAGCGCCCGAGGGTAATGCCGCCAAGCGCATGGCCCGCGCCGGCTGCCGTGACGGTGCGCGCCGCGCCGCCGCTGACAGGCACCACCGTGCCGACGGGCAGCGGCAGGAAGTTCGCCAGCCCGCCAGGCATATCGCCCCCCGTGCCGGGTCCGGTGTACCGGATCACACCCGTCCACGCCAGCTCGTTGGACACGGAGTAGGTCGCCACGCCGTCCAGGTGCGCCTGTGCAAACGTGGTCGGCGACAGCAGCGGAAACCCAGGCGTCACCACCACCTCGTCGGTCGGGCTGACCATCGCTGCGGTGCTGACCGCCCAGTTCTGGAACCACGCATCGTTGAGGTTGGGCTGCACAGCCTCCGCGTCCACCACGTACCCGTAGTAGTACCCTGCGAGCGCCCAGGTCACTTCGATCGCCACAAAGCCGCCGACATGGCCAAGCCGGATCTGAGCCGGGTGCGTCGAGCCGTTGCTAACCCAGAAGTGGTTGATGATCTGCGTCGCGGTGTAGGTGTAGAACCCGATCGACACGTCAATCAGCGCGTGGTCGCCATAGGCGTTCCCGCGCAGCCGGATCACCGGCATCGTGCCGCTGCCCGCTGGGATTGTGGTCTGGATGGTCTGGACCTGGAAGCTGCCCAGACCTCGGAACTCGACCACCCCGAGGTGCGTGGTCGAGTTCGTCGGCCCCGTCGCGGACGCGCCGACGTGAACCGTACCCGCGTGCCGGATGCCTTCCGTCGTGTCCTGCGTGCCGTCCGGGAGCGCCCCAGCCGCCTGGTCACGCCAGAAGTCGTTGGGAGCGGGCGGGGGCGAAGTGCCAAAGGACGCGGACATGATGGTTCCTTGTGTTCTTGCGTGGCCAGGGACTCCCAGCCACGACTTCGGCGCCTAGGATACCCCAGGCGCGGGTGCTTACGGCTGCACCAGGTTCACGGTCAGTTGGCACGCCGCGTTGGCCGTCAGCGCAGTCAGCGTCGAGGCTTCGGCCGTCGCTGCCGGCGTTGCCACCGGGGTGAACGTGATCGTGTCCACGACGCCCAGCTCGCCGTTCACCAGGCCGTCGGACTTCGTGAAGTCGAACGACAGGGTGGCGCCGGGGTCGATGAGCTGGGTCTGGGTCGCCGCCGTGTCGTTGCCGGTGATGCCGGCGACGAACACGAGGGTCGCACGCACCAACACGCTGCCACCGTTGTAGATGGTCGCGGCGTTGTACGGTTCGGTCGGGTTGACGACCTGCGGCGTGCCGTCGGCCGGAATGACGACCTTGTAGGCCCCGATCGCTTTGGCGTTGTCGGCCTGCGGGACGAACCCGATGTTGCCGGTAGATGCTGCCATGGTGGCTCCTGATGTTTCACTTAAGCGCGGTAAAGGATCGTGAGTGTGGTGCGCCCGCCCACCCCCGCGTCGATGCTGAACGCGGTGTCCAGCCCGTCCTCTTGGTCAGTCCCATGGCTGGACCAGGAGATGCTTTCGCCCGTGCGCAACTGTGTCAGCGGACTGAGGATCAGCGCACCGCGCAGGATGCCCGTGCCCTTGACCTGCTTGGCCGTGACGCTCAGAAGCGTGACCCCGCCGCCCAGCATCGTCACCAGCGTGCCGCCGTCCACGGTCTGCACCGGCAGCGGGCCTTCGCCCAGGTACGGCTGGCTCAGATCGAGCGTCATGAACGCGACCTTGACCGGCGTGACCGTCGAGCACGCGCCCAGCACCGCGACGCCGGTGGGCGCCGGCACCACCGCGCCGGCCGTGTCCTGCCACACAACGCCCACGTCCAGCAGGGTCTGCGCGTCGAAGAACGTGGTCCGGGTGTAGCTGACACCGCCCACACAGACCGCCTGGCTCACGACCTCATAGTCGTTCGTCGCGCAGCGCGTCAGTGCCGACACCGCGCCGGTGTAGGGGGTGCCGTCGAGGTTGAACGCATCGATCGTCGGCGGCGTGCCCGGCAGCGCCCCCTGCGGCCACTGGGTCACGACCCAGACCTGGGCACCAGCCGGCGCACACAGCAGCGTCACCTCGCGGTCGAGCGGCGTGTCCGACGCACAGACCTTCACCAGTTGCACAGCGGTCGGGTGCGGGACGGACTGGACGACCTGGTTGACCGTGACCGGCACGGGGGCGCCTGCGCAGCTCACGCCCGACACGACCACCGGCGGCGGCGCGGCCACCTCGATCGGCGAGCACACCACGACCTGCTGCGCGGGGGGCACCGTGCGGTACGTGCCGGCTGCCATCGCCACCCCGTCTTCGCCCAGGAACACCGCAGGAGCGCCGAGGGCGGCGGGCGCCTCCATGATTCCGTTGCGTGGGCAGGCGCCATCCGGGTCGGTGGCCAGCAGGTAGGCGAACACCTCGCGGCGCGAGGTGTTGACCGCCGGCTGTGAGGCACCGGCCGCGCACAGCCCGACTGCTGCGCCCGAAGACGTGGTTGCAAAAGCCATGATCGTCACACGGCGGGCGGTGCCGCCGGTCCCATGTTGTTGATGGCGGCCTGATCGACAGCGCGCGTGAACGCGCCGTCAGCCGTGAGTTCCGGGTAGGCCGACACATCGACCCCCAGGCCCTTCGCGGCGTTCGCCACGATCGAGTTGACCAGCCCGGAGGGGAGCTGCGTGCCGCCGAGCTGGGCGAGCTGCACCAGCCCCGGCGCGGCCTGCAGTGCCTCGACCGCCGCCTGGTTCTTCAGCTCTTGCTCCAGCAGCCCGGCCGTGCCCCGTGCCTTGACGCTTGCGTCGAGGTTGATGAACTCGGGGTGCTCGTCGAGCGCGTACAGCATGTTGTGGTGATACATGGCCGCGCCCAGGTTGCTCAGGACGGTCTGGTCCACGTTCGTGAGCACCTGCTTGATCCGCTTGGTGGCCGCGCCGTAGAGCGTTGCCACCGACCGGAACGCCCGGCCCACGGTGGCCTGCTGCAGCTCGCCACCGGCGATGGCCGGGATGCCGCTCTCGTCGTCCGCCTCGCGCTCCAGGAACCCCAGCAGCTCCCGGTACATCGGGACGTTCATCGGGATGTTGTGGAACTTGAACGCGCCGTTGGCACCCGTGGTCCGCGCCACGTCCGGCGAGACGAAGTGGAACGGCTGCGCCAGCACCTGCTCAGGCGTCATGCCGGCGGGGATGTGCTGCGCGATCCGGCTGAAGTCCACCTCACCACGGGCGCCCGAGGCGTAGCCCGCATTGCGCATCATCGACCAGAACGCCGCGTAGGCGGCCGTCTGAATGTCGTCCAGCTCGTTCGGCAGGCCGCTCCCACAGAGGGTGTCGGCGCTCGGCTCGAAGCTGGCCGTGTAGTAGGGGCGCAGCCCGCCCAGGGTGACGTTCTGCAGTCGGGCCTGGATGACGAACGGGCCGATGACCGTGATCACCGCCTCCACGAACTCGTAGGGTTCCAGCCCGGCGCCCAGGTTGTACCGCTCCAGCTCCCGGCCGGAGAACAGCCCGTGCATCTGCAGGCGATCGATGGTGCCGTGCAGCGGCCAGCCGATCCCCGTGCCGGTCGAGGACATGGGGTTGTGGCTCAGCCAGTCGTGTGGCCCGCCACCTTGGAAATACTCCAGGGCGGCCAGCACCTCGCGGGTGTGCCAGTGCGGCGACCGCGCCATCTGCATGAGCTGGTCCTTGCGGGTCGGGATGCACTCGACGACGTAGGCGCCCGACTGCGGGCAGCGGCTGTCCGGCGCCCACACGAAGTTGTACGGGTTGACCCGTCGCACCCCGACGCGCATCACGTCACGCATCCCGTAGCGATCGCCGGTCCACCCCGCCGTGCGCACCGGCTCGACGACCGGACCCTTCAGGACCGCGTAAGGCATCGACACGAAATCGGTGATCCACGCGCTGTACTCGCTGCGGAACCCCGCCTCCAGGAGCTGATCGTGGATCAGCCGCTCCATGCTCTTGGCGGCGTCGGCGGCCAGCGCCACCTCGCGGCTGATGGCTTTGGCCTTGAGGTTCTTCACCTCGGCCGCAAGCCACTTCGACACCTCCGCACGCACGTCGGGCGGCATCATCGCCAGCGCGGCGTCGTCGGCGGCGTAGCCTTGCTCCTTGAGCTTGGCGACCAGCGCCTGCCACACCTCCGACCGCACCGTCTCCCGCGCCGTGTGCGACAGGGCCGGCACCGGCGTGGGGTCGATCGTCAGCAGGCCGTCGATGTGGGCGTTGGTCACGTCCGTCATCCACGCCCGCAGGATCTTGGCCTTGCGGCGCACCAGGTTGAGCTTCACCCCGGCCACGTCCTCGGAGAGCTGCATCTGCGCGGGCGACAGCAGCCCTTCGTAGAGCGAACGGGCGCGACTCATCAGCGTGTTGACGCTGCGCCCGCCTGGGCCGGAGCTGCCCTGTGAGCGGTACATCTTGGCCTGCATGTACCGATCGCGCACCAACGTGGCAAGTTCCGTCGCCGCCGTGGCCTGCGCCGTGGCGATGCTGACGCGTGCTGTCGTCGGACGCGGGGTGACAGTCATGTTGGTCATGGCGCGGATGGTAAGTGCTCACTCACGTTCTGTCAATTCCTTGTGTCGCAGCGCCGAGCGGCCCGCCAGCCACAGAACGACCAGCAGGTTGACGTTCCACAGGATCAGCATGGCGGCCAGGCCGCCCGGCTTGATCGTCACGTCGAGCACCAGGTTGACCAGCCCCAGCAGCAGGAACGGGAGCTGGGCGACCAGCACCGCCGCGTAGACGCGCCACCCGTGGCAGCACCCGCAGTCGGTCCCGACCGTCAGCAGCGCGTGCATCCGGCGGCCGAACTCGCCCCACCAGTTCAGCTCCCAGTCCGCGCCGCTCAGGTCCGGCAGCCGCTGGCCGCGCTGGCTGGCGTGCTCGATCATGTCCGTCCACTCGGCAGCCGAGGTGTCTTCCGCCACCAGCATGTCCAGGCTTTGCGCCCATTCGTGGAGTGCGGCCTCCATCGGCGGGTTGAGTTTCAGGGTCCAGCGGGGGCAGAGGAACGAGGTGACGCTCATGACAGGTCCAGTATTTCGAGGTTGCGGGCGTACCGCGCCTTGCGGTCGTCGAGGCCGATTGTGCCACCGTTGATCCGCTTGCACATCAGCGTGAAGTCGCCAGTATCCGCGATCTTTCCGAGGTTTTGGCGCTGCCAGTAGGCCCCGGCCGTCAGCCAGCCGACGTAGGGCAGCGCCACCAGCTCGGGGTTGACCGTGAGGTCGTCCTTGAACGTGACCACGTTGCCAGCCAGGTAGCTGGTGTAGTCGCGGTAGTTGGCCCGGCCCGTGAGCATGAGCGGCCCACGCCCGCGAAACCGTTTCCCGTCCCCCGGCTGGCTGTTGCCCAGGGTGTTCGCCAGCGCGGTGTCGTAGCGGCGCTGCTGCGGCGTGGGCCCCCAGATTTCCTCCATCCACTGCAGGCTGCCCGTCTCGTGACCGACGTTCGCCAGGAACATGGCGAGGCGGACCGGTGTGTTGACCCCGAAGAGCGTCATGGCGCCGCGCCCGTGGTAGCTGTGCTCGCTGGGCCGGCGCACCTTGTCGGCGGTCGTACCCAGCAGGGCGAAGAAGGTCTTGTCGTCGATCATCGTGCGATCCTCGTGGAAACTGCGCCGGTGGACGAGCCACCGCTGGCGCGGGAGTAAGGCATGTCGTAGGCCAGGGACAGGTACTGCAGCGCGTCCGCCGGGTGCGACGCGGCGTTCTTCGCCGGCTCGGCGCTGTGCGCCCCGCTGGCCGTCTCGGGGTAGTGGTAGCCCCCGCCCAGCGCCTTGCGGATGGGCTTGGTGCGCGGCCCGGCCGACACCAGCAGGCCCCCGCGCCGGGACAGGCGCCGGGCGACCGTCTCGATCCGGGGGCGGATGGCGTTGGTGTGGGCAGGGTTCGCCGCCAGGCCGCGCTCGGCCAGCACGTCGAGCACGGTGCGCATGTCGATCTGGGCGCGAGCGATGGCGGGGTCGAGGGTGATATGCACCTGGGCGCCGGGGTGGAACTCGGCCAGGGTGGGCAGCAGCCCATGGTCGAGGAAGTCGGCGAACCCGGTGGTGCCGGTGCTGGTCGGGTCGTACAGCGCGTCATAGACCACGAGCTGCCCCGCCACCATCTGCCCGATCGCCGCGCTGGGGTGCAGACCCGAGTGGTCCAGCCCCACCTCCAGGCGCAGCCCGGCGACCGACTGAAGCTCCGTGTTGGCGACGTGGACACGGGTGTCGAACGTCTCCCACACCGGCTTGCCCGCGACGGTGGCGGCCCACTTGTTGCACACCAGGGTGCTGATTTCGCCCCGGTTCGTGGCCGCACGGATCATCCGCGCCCAGTAGTTGAACCCGCCGGGCACGATCCGAGCGTAGGTGGCCCGTGGGTTCGGGATGTAGATGTGCCCGAACCGGGCGATGGCGAGCGCCTTCATGGCCGGGTTGTGCTCGAAGTAGATCCCGGCTTCGCGCTCCGTCAGCTCGATGTAGGCCCCCTCCTGGATGAACGCCTGCGCGTTCGGCGGCAGATCGTCCTCGAAGTCGGTGCGCCAGATGTGGTCCTCGTCGGCGGGGTTGGTGTCGGCCAGGATGAACGAGCGGTAGGGCGAGACGGTTTCGCCGTTCTTGCCACGCTGCAGCCGGGGGTCGAAGTCGCGGGCCGCCGGGAACCGCCCGATCGAGCCTGTCACCTGCCCGATCACGTCCAGTGGCAGCTCGATGACCTCGTTCAGGAACGCCCCGGTCAACTCGAAGGAGCGGAGGTGCTGCAGGGAGGGCTTGTCGGGGAGCGCCATGTAGACGAACTCGCACTCGATCGGGCCGCTGGCGTCGGTGGCCTTGATGTTCGTCACCGGCGGGATCGTGTGGCGCGTGACGGCCATGTTCCCGAACCATGACTCGACGGTCTTGATCACCGTGCGCTCCAGACTGGGGTAGGTGGCGCGAGCGATGAGCCACCGGGCGCGGCGCGTGCCGTCCAGGCAGGGCGGCATCCGGGTCGTGGCGGCCCACAGGTCCATGAGGTTCGATGAGGACTTGCCCGATCCGCGAGGTCCACGGCTGTACCGAATCTCGGCGTCCGAGGCGTGCATCTGAGCCATCACGCGGTCGGGGGCCGCGTAGGACAGCAGGGTGTTTTCGAACTCGGGGCTGGTGCTCATGGAATCGCCTTCGGGGCGTATGCAAACACGTCGATCACGTCATTATCCGTCGAATCGGAGAGCGAGGGGGCGGGCTGCTTGTATGTCAGGTTGATCTGCATCGTGCCGCCGGCCAGCGCGTCGGCCTTGACGGTGAGCGCCTGGGCGGCCGGCGCGGCGTAATTCGAGCCGGTCAGGCGCAGCACCAGCGTGCGGAAGTTGTTCAGCTTGGACTGGGCGGCCAGGTACTCGCCGTTGGTCAGCTTGACGCCTGAGGACAGCCGCCGGTCGATGTCATCGGCAGTCTTGGTCGTCAGGTACTCCAGCCCCCGATCCACCGCGTCCATGAGCTTGGCGCGGGCGCCCTTCGTCTTCGAGGTGTACGCCGCGACGAATGCGCTCAGGTCCGTGGTGGTGCAGCCCCACATCTGAGCGATGGAGGGGATCATCTCGGCGTCGGCGATGGCGTCCAGCAGGCCCTGCCACAGCTCTTCGACCTCGTGGGGCTGGCTCGCGGCCACCTCGGCGACGGTCAGCGGCACCGTGGTCAGCCGCGCCCACCGCTGCAGGTCCATCAGCAGGCCGTGGAAGGTGCCCAGCTCGTCCACGCGGATCTGGAACTCGGGCGGCATGTCCACCATGTCCTTGATGGTCAGCAGCTCGGCGCCGTGCTCGTCCAGCAGACCCGCCAGGAACTCTTCCCATCCGATCACACCACGGGAAGGCTCGTTGAGGTTGCTCATCATCTGCTGGCGCACCACCTTTTCGCGGCTCCGCATCCGGGCGAAGGCGTAGATGTCGTCCGCGTGCCGCTCAAACCACTCGTGGCGAGCGATGGTGGTAGGGCCAAGGCCACCACGCAGCTTGGTCATCCGGCTGCGCTGGCGGCCCCAGACCACCGCGCCGGTCATGAGCGTGGACGGGCGGGTGTTGGGCTGCACCTCGGCGTCGAGCGGCGCGTCGGGGTGCGGCACGGGCATACCCTTCGGCAGCCCGGTGTACGGCCGGGCGATGTCGGCGACGGACAGCTCGATCCTGGGCTGGGTCATGGCGTTGAACTTGCTGGGCGGCAGCGGCTTGGCTGGGGGCTGGTAGCTCTCGATGGCCGGGGCGGCGGGCGGCAGCGCCGGCTCGGGGGTGATGCGCTTGCCGCACCCGCGAGGCAGCGCAGGGGCTTGGGGCGCGTTCAGGGGGCGCCCGCGTGTCTCGGCGCGGGGCGTGGGGTCCGTTGGGTCGGCGGGGGTGGGCGCCATGGTGAACGAGATGTCTTCGGGGGCTTCGGCCGGGTCGGCGGGGTCTGCTGCGTCGGTGGGCAGCCGGCGGATGTGCCGCGCCGAGGCGAGCTTCGCGGACTTCGCGGCTTCGGGGGCGTGCGCCGGGCGTGCGTCTGGCGGTGTGCTCTCGACGATGTTTTCGCGGACCAGGGCCGCTAGGCGTGCCAAGCGTGACATATCTCTAGTGTGGTAGTTACATAGCAGCATTCTACCGCAGAAAAATTTTGAAAATCGTCCTTGTCAAACCCTATTTTGTATGGGGTGAGCTTGCGAACCCCTGGATTCCCCAGCCCCCGGCCTCAGCCGGCTCGACCGACGAGCGCAGCGAGCGCCCCGCAGCACCCCGCAGCGCCCCGCAGCGCCCCCGCCCCAAAGCCGCGAAGCCCCGCAGCACCCCCGCCCCAAGCCGCGAAGCCCCGCAGCACCCCTGCCCCCAAGCCTGCCTCGCCCGCCCACCTGGCCACGGACCGCAGCGCCACGGGGGCTGAGTCCACTTCGCTGTTTCGCTGGCGCGGCTCCCCGAGTGACTGGTCGCGCACCATCGCACCATCGCACCATCGCACCATCGCACCATCGCCCCGAAGCCGCCAAGCTGTCGCAGCCCCTGCAAATACCGCATGAGTGTGAATTTCTTGGTGATTTCCGGGGCTTGGGGCTATTTTGGGGCTTGGCTGACCGGTATTTTGGGGGCTTGGGGGCTTCGGGGTTTGGGGGTTTGGCCGAAAAGGGCCGATTTCTGCGTCGTTTTCGCGGGCGGGCCGGTATTTTGGGGGCTTGGGGGCTTGGGGGTTTGGGGGTTTGGTCGAAAAGCCCGGATTTGTACGTCGTTTTCGAGGGTGGGCGGCGCTTTGGCCCAATCGTATGACGTTTATATCCATGACATTAATATGGGCAATCTATATGTCATCTATGTGTGCTGTGCTATACTGGAGCCACTGAAGCAAACCCCCGAAAGGAACCCACTATGAACACCACCCCGAAGACCAGCCAAGAGCACCTCAGTAGAGCGACGCGCCGGATTGCAAGCGTGCTCCGCGCAGCGCACGCTGCGCTGGCTGCTGGCACCGAGCTGGATCAAGCCTTGTGGCTCGCCACAGATCAGGGGCGAGAAATGGACATGTCCACAGCCTACACGGTCGTGGAAAGCCTGACCAGTATCTTCGTTTACGTGCAGGACGTGGAGGGGGTGAGGGCGGTGTGCATCGCGCATGATGACCTGTCGGGGCTGATGTACCAAACTGCGGATGCTGTCTGGCATCGCTCAACCACCCCGCACGCATGGATGCCGTTCGGGGTCTGGGCAGTCTGATTACGTATGCAACCCCGAGGGGTTGCCAATACGTCTGTCTCCACGGGCATATTGTTCACCCCTCACCCATCGAAAGGACTCACCATGAGAGTTGTCACCACCTACATCGCCGCAGTCACCGCGCGGGACAGCGCGTGGGCCGCCCACGAAGCCTCCCGCGAGATGACGGCGCTCACGGCGCGGGAAGCCGCGCTTCGGGCGCTGGCAGAACGAATGTGTGAGATTGAGGGGGATGTGATGGCGGCGATGGCCGCCCCTGACGTGACCTGTGCGGAAATAGCAGCAGCGGTGGCCGACTCCCCCCGCGCGAGGGAGTTTGAAGACGTCCGAGGCCGCTGGCTGGATCTGTGGGCGGGGCGGGAGGCGCTGGTGCATGCGGTGTACCGCTACGGTAGCGCATACGTCCGCTACGAAGCTGCGGCGGGGGCGGCGGACGTCGCGCGGAAGGCGCTGGAGGTGGCGATGGCCAACGTGGACGTGCGGCGTGCGGCTGCCGGCAGAGGGCTGCGGATCGACAGGTACTCGGTGGGCGACGGGGACATCGCATGGTACGTGCGCGGCTAGCATCGCGCACCACGCAGCCCGGAGGGGTTGCCAATATGTCCAGCCCACGGGCATATTGTTAAACCCTCACCCGAAAGGAACCCCATGAAATACCTGTTTATCGTCCTCTGCGCCGTGTGCGCAGCCTACGCGGGTGCGGCTGACGCTGCGCCGTCGGCCGAGCTGGCGGCGCTCCGCGCCGAAACGAAGGCGCTCCGCGCCGAAACGAGGGAGTTGAAGGCCGCAGGCCAGATGGCGAAAGCCACGGCGACGCGGGATAAGGCGCTCGCAGCCCGTGACGCGGCGAAACTGGCGGCCCGCGTGCCGGATGTGACCCGTTAACGGTCGCACGCAACCCCGAGGGGTTGCCAATATGTCTGAATCCACGGGCATATTGTTTACCCTCACCGACCGAAAGGAACCCACCATGTCTGAGAACCTGAAATCACTCATCGCCCCCGTGGTGATAATAGCCACGTTCGTGTCCGTTGCCGGCGCCGCGCTTAGCGCGCTGGAGGCGGGGGAGTCCCGCGAGCCACTGGTCGCCACGCACACCGAGGTGCGCATGGTCGGCGCACACGAATGCGTGATCGTGTCGGCGCACAATGGCCTCGCAATATGGTGTGCGAAGTGAGCGAGGGGGGCATGAACCATTACACCCAGCTTGATGCATCCGGGAAGCCCGTCATCACCGTCACGGCCGCATCGACAGCCGGCGCACGACTGTTGATCGGTGCCGAAACGGGTATGTGGGACTGCGAACGAGTGATTGTGGTTGGTACCTACACCCACCAGCGGGGGGCGTGCCCGATCACTGGCGAACGGCTGCCTGTGGATGGCGGGCAAGAGCTGGGTGGCACCGCCGTGTCGCGCATCGGCGCCGCGCTGGTTGCACGTGCCCGTCTCCGCAACCCCTCCGCGACACGGTGGACCGGGTATATCGGGCCGAACCGCGTAGATGTGCGCACATGGGCTGGCGGCCTGCTCGCTGAGGTGGTCCGGTGCGTGCGCATCCCCCTCCCGTTCGGCGCCCACTGGTCCCCGCTGTCGTGGAAGGACTTCTTCCTGTTCACGGTGCGCACTCCGGACGGCCGTGTGTGGCGCGGCCGTTGCGGCGGCGAGGGGTTGGTTTGCCGTTTCCGACTTGTGCCCCCAAAGGTTCGTCGCGTGGACGCTGCTGATGGGCTATCGACGTCGTGGCACGTCGCGTGCGACACCGGGGAGGTGGTACTGACCGAGCGGTATGGGGTCGGTGGGCGAACACTCGTGCTGACGACGCCCTCGGGCGCACCCGTGCCCTTGCCCGCCACCGTAAGCCGGGCTCATGCGCTCGCCATGGCTCGCGCACACGCGCAAAACCCCGCAGCCCCTATCGTGCCTTGATCTTTCCGCAACCCCGAGGGGTTGCCAATATGTCTGAATCCTCGGGCATATTGTTTACCCCTCACCCACCGAAAGGAATCGCCATGAATATCGTCACCGCCCGTCAGGTCGTCGCCCGTGAAGGCCGCATCCTACGCGGTTTACTGGAGCAGTCGGCCGCCCGCATCACCCGAGACTACGGGTGGTACCCGACCGATGGGGACGTCCCGGCCGACTATGCCGGCTTGCTGGGCGAGTTCGCCACGGCCGGCGCCCGAGGGGGCGCGGTACGCATCAGCCACGAGCGTTGCGAAACTGCACCCTACGGGGTTGTCGGGAATGTGTTGTTCCGCTTCATCCACGACTCGCACCATTACGGGCTGCGCCGCTCATTCTCGATTCACGACGAACACGTCGTCAACTGCGCGGTGTTCAAGCACCTGTTCAAAACCCACCGTGTCCCGAATGCGCGCGCCATGAACATGACGCAACTGGTGTACTGGTTCGACACATTCGGGCAGACCGAATTTGCAGGTATTCGGGGGGGCTTCGTGCCTGATCAGTCGGAGTTCATCGCGCAGTGTCTGGTCGGGTTTCACATCCACCCGGACATTACGGACTCGACGGCCGTGACTATCGCCATGATCAATCTGGACCTGTAGTCCCACCTACGTAGAGGCATACCATGATCCCCTTCCGCGTCAACCATGACCCCCTGAATCGGCATCATGTCGGGCTGCGTGTGTTCGTCACTGACGATTTTGGCAACGCGGTAGATACGCACTACGGGCACTCTCGCACGCCCCAGCAGGACCGGCAGAACACCCGAGACGAGATGCACAGGCAAGCCCGCACCGCCGCGTCGGGGGTGCGAGACAGCAAGTAGCCCAAGACATGCAACCCTGCGGGGTTGCCAGTGCGTCCAGTCCTGGGCGTACCGTCAAGCCCGCACCGACCTGAAAGGAACCGTCATGAACGAGCTGTCCGCAATCCGTACTGCGTTGTGGCATCGCGCTGTGGCTTATCAGCCCCGTGATGTTCGTGTCGGCGCTATTTCAGTCCGACCCGCCATCGCGGCGTACGCGCTCACCGCTATTTGCGCCCGGTTCCCGCTAGCCCGCGCAGTCCCTCGTCATCGCTATTTGACGCCCTCCGAGACGTTGCACGCGCTCGCATCGCTAGATGTAACCAGACGTACTAATCTGATGATGGCTATCAAGCGGGCCGACGCGATAAAAATAGCGGACTGGGCGCCGAACGACGAGTGGGACATCGCTATTTACGGACATCCGAGCGTGATCGGGGCGTGGATCGAGTGTGATCTTCCATAAATAGCGACCGAAGCCCCGAAGCCGCACCGCTATTTATGGACTTCGGGGCGTGATCTTCCATAAATAGCGACCGAAGCCCCGAAGCCGCACCGCTACTTATGGACTTCGGGGGTGCGATCGGGGCGTAGATCGAGTGTGAGCTTCCATGAACAGCGGCCGAACCCCCGAAGCCCCTCCCCAGACCCCATCCCTCCCCTCGATCTATACGCGTGTCTGTGCATATAACAGTGTGTTATACGTACCTAAGTAGCTATAGATGCATTAATATTGACCACTAGAACACTCTATGTATATGTGTTCTATTGTCAAGATAGCGTACTAATAACCTAATAAGAGTTGTATTATTGGTTTTACCCCCCATTCCGGGTTTTGCCGTCTTACGCGCCCCGCCAAGCTTACGCCCGTCCCTCGCCACGCAGAACACCCCTCTCGCTCCCGCGTAAGACCCCAAAAGGTCAAAAGTGGGGTAAATCCCATAATTCGATTGTTATTACGCGAACATGACGTGAACAGTACATGAGACTTCACATAACTGATCGGCCGCCCTTGCGATTTCCGTCTGTTATATGTCACACTACGCCCTTACCAACCGGAGCCGTCAATGCCCACCGACCTCACCCCCTCGTTCACCCGCACCGCCCTGCTGCGCCTCGCGCACCCGTTCCTGCGCGTCATGGCCGTGACCCCCGACTACGCGCTGCCCACCCCCGACGAGCTGCTGCGCGGCGCCCCGGTCCCGCCCGCCCCGTCGTTCGGCTGGCTCGCCATCCCGCCGGCCAGTGACACCCGCGAGTGCCATCGACTCCTGCGACACGCTATCGCGTCGCCTGCACGTGCGCTGTGGACCAACAACCCAGGGCAGGCAGCCCCTGCAAAAATCGCCTTGTCCGCGCTGCTAGGCGCCTACCCGGCCCTGCGCGGCTCGACCGACGCGGCCCATCCGGACCCGTGGCAGGCATGGGCGCGGCGGGTGACGGACAGCACAGCGACGCACTGGCACCTGGCCCCTGGCCTCGACCCCGAGGCCGTCCGGCAGCACCCCCTCCTGTCGCTCCTGCCGGTGACGGCTTCCCTGGGCGCGGCATCGCTCTACACCACCGTGATGCCGCTGTGGGACGCGGCGGCTGTGCATGGGCTGATCGAACGGGTGCTGGGGGACGTGGAGCTGCAGTCGCTGGAGCGCCGTGCGGCGTGGTACCCAGCCCTGTGCGTTGACGGCATGGGGCGCCCAGCGGGCAACGGTAACCCGAACCGCAGTTTCCAGATGTGGCGCCTGACAACCAAGGGGCTGGACATCCTGCGTGACGCGCTGACGCAAGAAGTCGAGTACATCAACGCGCCGCACACCTCGCTCGACGAGGCGCTTGCGCAGGGGGGCGTGTTGTGGGAGCACACCAGCGACGGGCTGCTGGCTGCACACAGCGGTGCGCTGGCGAAGATGCACCAAGCAACGGCCAAGCGCCGCGCCGAACGCAAGGCCGCCCGCGAGGCCCTACTGCCGCCCCCGCCCGCCCAGCCTGCGCCCAGTCTCGACGCGCCGATCCACGAGGTCGATCTGTCCGCCCAGGCCACGCCCGCGAAGCGCCGCAGTCCCACAGCCGCACACCGCGCCGAGCTGCAGGCGTGCCACGACCGCATCCGGGTGCTGGAGGCTGAGGTGCGTGGGCTGCGCATGGACCTGGCGGTGTACCGCCAGCACATACAGGTGACCGTTGGCGCCCTGCCCGTCCCGGCTGCCGACGAGGTGCAGGCATGAGCGCCGTCAGCGAGACGGTGGGCCGGTTGATGGCAGTCCACGGCCCGGTGCGCCTGCCCGACGACGAGCTGACCCGCGTCACCTCGCTCACCCACGCGCTGCACCGGGCGCTGGTGCTGCACGCCACGGGCATCGATCTGGACGATCCGCGCACGGAGCCACTGCTGCTGGTTCAGGCTGGTCCGGCCTATGTCGCGGGCTCCCCTGTGGACGCACTGGTCACGCCTGGGCATCGATGGGTGGCTCGGGAGGTGCAGGCGGCGTGTCTGGTGGCGATAGAGGACGAGGCCGTCCGGGTGGCGCTGCGGGCGGCCGGGGTGCGGCTGAGCGCCCCGGCGGTGCGGGTGGCGCTGGGCGTGGTGACGGCGGCACGGGCGCGGCTGTGGCGGCGCGTCGCCGAGTACGCGGTGCATTACCCGTCCCTGCAGGCGGCGGCGCGGACCCACGAGGAACTGCGGACGCTGGCGGGCGTGCGCAAACCCGCCCGTGGCTGGCCGAAGGCCCCGCCGGTGACGCCGGACGTGCGCGTGCTGCGCGACGCGCTGACCGATGCCGAGCACTCGCTCGCGGTGGCGCTGAAGCGGTGGCGCGGGCTGCTGGATGGGATCGAGGTGGACCTGCCGGCGTTCTCGCCGCGCACGGTCTGAGCGTGCTACACTGGCGTCACACTACGGAGTATCTTACGATGGATTTGACAACGATTGACCGTGCCCGGTCCTACGACCCGCTGGGGTCGCAGCGCACCGACCGGGTGGGCTACCTGCACTTCGACGAGCTGCCGCCGAAGCCCCCCGTGCCGGTGCCGTCCTGGTTGCCGCCGATGGTGGCGGTGCCACCGGTGAAGACGGTGCGGACGCACGGGCTGGAGGCGACGGCGCGGGGGGCGGAGACGGTGGGGCGCGTGCCTGATGCGCGGTGGTTCGTGTTCCGCGTGGCGGGGCTGGAGCCGCTGCTGCTGGGCGTGGCGTGGTACCCGCGCAGCGGGCCGGACGGGGCGGCGCTGCTGGTGAGCGATGTGGGGCACAAGATCTTGACGCTGCACGGAAACGCGCTGATGAGCGACGCGGCGGCGCTGGCCTACGGGCGCATGGCGCTGGCGATGCTGGCGATGCGGCTGGGTGCGGCGGACGTGCATGCGCGGATCGCGGCGGGCCGGCGGGCGCAGCTCGCGGCGTGGGGCCTCACGGACGACACCTCGCTCGCAGGGGAGGGCGCATGATCCACGTGGACAGCCGGAGCACGCCGGACGGGGCGATGCTGGTGGTGATACAGGACGACGTGAGCAGCCAGCGCGTCGTGGTGGACGAGCGGGCGGGCACCGTGCTACAGGCGTGCCAGCAGCACCTGGACACGCTGCTGGCGCACCAGCGGATGCTGCAAGGCAAGATCGCGCTGCTGAAGCGCACCATCGAGGGACTGAACCGGTGACCATCCACAAGACGATCGAGGCCGAGATGCGCAAGGCGCTGGCGGGCGAAGCCCCGAAGCACATCGGTGCCAGCACGCAAGTGGTGCTGCTGTCGCAGGACGTGGGTGGGGGCGTGCTGCTGCGCTACTACGGCGCGGACGTGGTGACGGTGGGCGAGCCGGTCGCCGGTGTGCGCGAAGTGACGGTGGCGATGCCGCCGCACGCCCATATCGCCGAGGTGCTGGGGCGGGCCAACGCGGCGCTGCTGCCGCTGGGCCTGTCGGTGCGGCGCGGCCGACACCCACCGCACGAGCTGCGGATGTTGCAGGGGTCGCGGGTGGTGGCGTCAGTCACGCACCCGCAGGGGGCCATGCACACCACGGTGCGGGCATGATCACGTTCCACCGCCCGTCGCCCTGGCACTTGATCATCGCGGACAGCGAGGCGGGGATGTGGGCCTCGCGGGACGCCACGGGGGCGTGGCGGGTGCTACCGGGACGCCCCCTCGCTCCTGGACCGAGGCTGGGCCCGGAGCAGGTGGGGCCGCAGTTCGTGCTGGGCCTGCGCCTGTGCTTCCCCGCCGCGCTGCCCGAGGGCGGCCTGCTGGCGCGGCTGCACGGGGACGTCGTGGCGCAGGGCCGCCCCTGGCGCTGGTGTCTCACGGCGATGCCGAGCGCAGCCGCCGTGCAACTGCGCAGCCGGCTGCGCGACACGTTCGGCTCGCTCGCGGCCGTGCCCGACGCACTGATCGACGGGGCGGGGGTCAGCACGCGCCCCGGAATGACCCTGTAGAGCGCAGGGGGTTGCAGCCGGGCATACAGGTGCTATACTGGCGTCACACGTTAACCAGGTATAGCAAATGCCCGACATGATCACCCACCGGTTCCACCTCCTGCGCAACGACGGCGGCGCCAAGCTCAACCCGTTCGTGCTGATCGCCACGGCCACTGCGGTGCAGATGCTTCCCGCCGAGGTCGGCGACATCGTGTTCGACCTGCGCGACAAGATCGCGTATCGGGTCGATCCGTCGCGCATCGCACTGGCCGGCATCGAGCTGACACGGACCCATGCGGCCCGGCTGGATACGGACAGCCGGTACCCGCTGCACGGGGCGCAGGGGCTGTACGCCCACGGACACCCCGAACTGCGCGACGGCGAGGACTACGTGGGGTGCCACGCCGAAGCCCCGAAGCACCGTGGCGTGCTGGTGTGGCCGGAGACGGCGATGCGCTGGGGTGCCAAGGGCACCGGAGTGGGGCTGCTGGGCGAGGCGCAGCCGGGCACGCGCCCGCTGTTCGTCAAGCACGTCTGAGCCCCTTCGACCACAGCCAGGAGCCACCATGAGCGACACCACCACCACCACCACCACCACCACCACCACCACCACCACCACCACCGTCAGCGTCAACACCACCACCCACCGCGCCCCGGTGGTCGCAGCCCGTGTGATCCACCCCGCCGGAGCCACGTCGATCGACGTGCTGACCGTCACCCGCAAGGTCAGCAAGGCCGCCGAGACGGCCGGCTGGAACGTGGTCGAGCTGGCGGACCTGCACGGGCGCGTGTGGGGCCGCGCCAAGGGCGGGGGCTACGATCTGCTGGGCGGGGCCCTGGCGCAGTACGTCAAGGCCCGCTGGACCGCCGAGATGGTGCGGCATTGGGCGGGGCGGGCGGACCTGCCGGGCTGTGTCCGGCTAGGCGATGACCTGAAGCTGGGTCTGGACGGCACCTATGGCTTCGAGGCCGTGGTGCGGGCCTGCGTGGCGGCCGGCATCGAGGTCACCCGCACCTACCACCACAAGACCCACGCCACCACGGCGCTGATTGTCACTGCCACCACCACCACCACCAACCGAGAAGCAACATGAAGAACCTCCTGGCTCTCTCGATCACCCTACTGCTGGCCGCGTGCGGCGGGGGCGGCTCGACCGTCGTCACGAACCCCGCCAGCCCCTCCTGCCAAGCCCGTGCGCCGACGAACATCTTCGTCGCGTGCAAGGTGGGCGACGCCATGCCGGGCTGCGGCTCGGACGAGCTGGCCGACGAGTTCGCCGTCGAGTGCATGGCGACGTGGAAGATCAGCGGCACGACCGTGTGGGTCTACGGCGTTGGCACCGCCGCCCAGGCCCGCGCCTACGCCGCCAAGCGGTACAGCTTGCCCGCCAACGCGGTTGCGATGGAGTACTGAGACATGGCACGAGGACTTGGGAACCACACGGTCCAGATGCGGGCCAAGATCACGGCCCTGCTGGCTGACGGGGTACCGCGCACGCTGGCCGAGATCGAGCGGGCGCTGGGGCTGCCCGTCGCAGCGGTGGTGCGGACCTGGCGCAAGTACCACGACGCCGACGCGCCCCGTGTGGTGCGCTGGCACCGGACGACGGGGTGGTACAGCACGCCCGGCGAGGACTGCACCGACTGCGGCGCCCCGCGCCCGCGCATCTCCCGCGAAGAGGCCCTGAAGGCCGAGGCCGCCCGCGTGGCCCGTGCCCGTGCCCGCAAGCTGGGCTATGCGCAGGACACGGCGCAGGCCCGCGAAGCCGCCGAGATCATGGCGCGAGCGAAGGCTGACCGGCTGGCGCTGCAGGCCCAGTACAAGGCCAAGCGCGAGGCGCTGCTGACCCAGGAGCGCGAGGCCCGCGAAGCCCGCGCCGCCGCGCTGCGGGCCACCGCCGACGCCGACAAGGCAGCCCGGTGCGAACGCCGCCGAGCCGCCGCGCGGGCGAAGTACGCCGAGGTGCAGGCGGCACGGAAGCAGGCGATCGAGCTGCTGGCCCAGGCCGGCGAGTTCGTGCCCGTCACGGTGCCTGATCACGTCGCTCGCTCGCACATGCAGGCGGCGCAGGCGCGGATGGAGCGCAAGGCCGAGAGTGTCCGCGCCCGCGAGGTCGCGGCCCGTGAACGTCAGGCGCTGGCCCAGCGCACCCGCGACGCGGCCCGCGTGGTGTGGTTGACTGCCCGGATCGCCGCCGGGCGGGTGCTGACCGCGACCCAGGCCGACGAGTATTACGCCCTGACGGGGGAGGAATACACCCCGCCGCAAGCCGAAACCCCGGTGCTGCTGCCGCCCCCGGCGGGCGTGCGCAGCGTCCAGGTGCGGGCGGACGGACGTGATTACGCAGGGATGGACCCGCGCACGGCCCACTACCCCGACACCACCACCGTGATGGCCACGGACCCCTGGGTGCTGATGATCAGCTCCCTTTGACCACAGTGAGAACCCACCATGAACAAGCAGAAACCCAACGACGACCTTCAGCACGCGCTTACCGAGTGCAGCGTAATGCGGGCCCGCGTCGCCTTTTTCCGCGCCGCGCTGGAACCGAATGACGCGGTGCGCCGCGTGTCCAGCGACGCCGAGGTGCTGGCCGCCGCCACGGCTCGCCACTCCCTCGCCGCCAACGCGGCGCATGGGCGGCTGCTGGACGGCGCGAACGCGCTGCTGACCAGCCAGGACGTGATGGGCAGCCAGGACGCCGACGTAGTGCTGGCGCGGCTGACGCATCTGGTGGAGGCCATGGGTGAAGTCGAGGACGCGGACACCCGCCAGATCAAGGATCTGACGGACCTGCTGACCGGGTACCGCCTCGATCTGTCCCGCGATGAGGACAGCCGCCCGCTGGGTATCACGGGCATGACGGATGCGGAGATCCGCGAGCGATTCTGGCGCGGGCAGCGAGAGCGCCGCGCCGTGACGGAGCGACAGATCGCGGAGCTGCTGGGCCGTGTGGCGTACTTCCGCAGTGCGCTGGCCGAGCTGGCGGGCAAGGCACCCGACGAGGCCACCGGGCACACCGATGAAGGGCTGCACCACCAGGCCAAGCAGGCGCAGGATGCAGCGTGGGGTGCCTACGCGCTGGCGAAGGTGATGGACGAGCTGGATGAGCCGGCCCGCGAAGGCTACCCAGTGCTGCTGGAGGCAGTGGAGCTGTTGCGCCGGCTGGCCTCGGAGGCCAAGGGCGCGGAGCGGGAGGTCATGCGACTGCAGGACAGCCAGTACCTGCTGCGGCGTGGCATCATCGAGATGGTGGGCCTCGACAACCTGCCACGCGCCACGCTGTCCGACGAGGCGCTGATGCAGGCCGGCATCAACGCGGCTGCCGCCACGAAGCGGGAACTCGGCTGGCTGACACACCTGCACGACACACTGGTCGCGCTGGGCGTGCCGCCGCTGCAAGGCTGGGCGGTGGGGCGGGCGGCTGCGGAGCAGCTTCGGATCTGGCACGCAGGTATCCAGAAGCTGCAGCGCGAGCTGAACGACGCGGAAGCGACGTTCAAGTGCGTGGACCGAGTGCTGAAGGCCAAGGTCGCGGAGCTGTGTGGCATGCCGCCCGACGCGAGCGAGGGCGATGTGCTCACCGCGTTCGATGAGCACTGCCGCGTCATCACCGTGCTGAGGGCCGTCAGCGCCGCCCAGGCCCGCACCTGAAGCGCAACCCTTTACAAGCCCCGAGTGCGGTGTTACCATAGCACCGCGTTCACCGGAGAACCCCATGCGCATCAGCTTCCACCCCCAGACCCCGGACCAGTTCCGCGACCCCGCCGCCCTGCGCGGCACCCCGCTGTCCGCAGGCATCGACCTGCGAATCGCCGAGTTCGCCCACCCCGAGGTGGACACGGCGTACATGATCGACGGCACGGTCATCGATGTGACGTTCCACATCGCCGTAGACCTCGCGACGACGTTCGACGAGCCGGGCAGCCCGCCCCTGTTTGCGGTCGATGAAGACCCGCCCGTCGTCGGCGCGGGCCTGATCGTCCCGCGCAGCGGGCTGGGGGCGAGAGGGCTCACGCTCGTGAACGGCACCGGCGTCATCGACGTGGGCTACACCTCGCTCCTGCGCGGCACGCTGGTCTACCGCGCCCGGCCGGGCGTGGCGGAGCCGCTGATACTCAATCGGTGGGATCGCGTGGCCCAGCTCCTGATCATCCCCGCGCTGCGCCCGCCGGTCGAAGTGGTCGAGCACATGGCGGCGCAGCGCGGCGGGTTCGGCTCGACGGGGGTGGTGTGATGGCGGACGTCCTACTGGCCCTGGCGATGGCCGGATTCGGGCTGGCCCTGGCGATCGGTCTATGGATCGACGCCTACGTGACCGTCGCGCACTGGGCGCGGTTCCGCCGGTCGCGCCCGACGGCTGGCGCGGTCCTGGTGTGGCTGGCCCTGGCGTTCGTGGCGAGCTGCCTGCTGGACACGGGCATCCGGGGGGTGTGGCGATGCTGCTGACCCTGCTGGCTGGCCTCCTGTTCGTGCTGGTCCAGATCGGCCTGGCACACCTCACGCCCGAGCGCCCTGTGTGGGTGACGGGCCTCGCGATCGGCGCAGGGTGCGCCGTACTCACCCGCGTCGCGTGGACGCTGGCGACAACCCCCTTTTGAAAGTACCCCCATGAAGAGCACGAAAATCACGAACGAACGAGCGGGCGACATTGCCAAGCGGCTGGTGGCAAGCATGCCGCCAGTGGACACGAAGCCCTGGGCAGTCGCACTGCAGAAGGTGCAGCACGAGATGGACGTTCTGTGCGCGGGCGTCCTGACGGAACTGACGACCGGCGCAACGGCGCTCAAGGCGCGGGACGCCCGCAAGCTGCTGGTGCAGCTCGGCTGCATGAACGCCGCAGGAGGCGGCACGTACCAACGCACCATCGACGTGCTAAGCGGCACTACAGCAGTGCCGCGTCTACAGCTCCCGACCCGTGTGCCGGCGGAGGTCGAGGTCGGCCGTGTGTTCGGCGCTAACTGCTATGTGAATGCGCTCATCAAGGCGCTGAACCTGGACACGCAACCGCTGCGGCAGGCGATCGTGGACGCGAACAGCGTCGCCGACGAGCTGGCCGCCGCGCTCACCGAGCGCACCTCGCTCACCGAGTCGATCGTGCGCACGCTGGCGGGGCGCGGCTACAAGCAGGCGCTGACGCTGTACCCCGAGCTGGCGGCGTACATTCAGCCGCCTGCGTCGAACCACGCGGTCGCGGTGGTTGGCCCGGCCGACCTGGAGGATCTGCGCAAGGCGGCCTGGTACGTGAACCGGGAGATTCAGCGGCGTGAGAAGCTGGCGCTGCTGGACGTGGCGCTGCTGGACGGTGAGGAAGAACTGGGATGAAGCACACGTTCGCACGGCACGCTGGACCGCCCCCGGCGATCGACGTGTTCACCGCCCGGCGCGGCGATTCGAGGCGTTGATGAAACGCACCAACACCGCTATTTTACCGCTCATAAGGAACTGACGTGAACCAACTGATCAACACCCAAACCACGATGTCGTCCCGCGAAATAGCGGAACTGACAGGGAAAAACCACGCGGACGTGATGCGCGACATCCGCACCATGCTCGAACAGCTTGAGGTAGGAGCCAGCAGTTTTGCAGGCTCCTACATGAGTGAACAGAACAAGTCCCTGCCGCTGTTCAACCTCCCAAAACGCGAGTGCCTGATCCTCGTATCCGGCTATTCCGTTCGCCTGCGTGCCAAGATCATCGATCGATGGCAGGAGCTGGAGCCACGCGCCACCCAACACACCCCCCTGGCGTGTCCCCCCGAGGTGGCTGCCATGCAATTCGCGGCGCTGTTGAACCAGCACCTGCGCCTGGAAGGTTCGGCGGCGCTGGGCACGGTGCGGCAGGCGCTGGCGCTCAAAGCCCCCGAGTACCTGCCCCTCCTGCCCGGCTACGCCGTGGACGCCCCGCCGAGCGAACTGACGACGCGGGGATCGTCACGGCCCACGGTGTCGATGCTGCAGCTCCTGAAGGACGAGAAGGCCCGGCGCAACTTCCCGGCGAAGGTCAGCACGAAACTCGTGGCCGAGGTGAACGAGGTGCTGGTCGAGATGGGGCTGCTGGAATCGCGCACCCGCCCGAGCGCGTCCAGCATCACCGGCGTCGCGCACTTCAAGTCGGTCACGGACAGGGCCTGGAGTACGGCAAGAACGTCACGAACGAGAAGAACCAGCGCGAAACTGCCCCGCATTGGTACGCGGACAAGGCCACCGAGCTGCTGGACCTCGCGCTGGCCCACGCCAGCACGGCGAAGGGCAGCGCGTGACCGCCAACCTGGGCACACGCACCGCCGGGGCGGTGCTGGCCGAGGACATCGCCCCAACGTTCTTCGCCGCGCTGGGCGCGGTGACGCGAGAGCCGAGCCGCAGCTTCAACGACTGGAGTAACAGCGTCGTGCTGTACCTCGCGGTGGGCAGCACGCCGGGGCGTGTGAAGATCGGGCGGACGGCGGACCCACAGCGGCGCGAGCGGGGCCTGCGCACCGCAGATCCGGGTCTGCGCCTGGCGGCGGTGTTCACAGTACTCGACCCGAACGACAACCGTTTGTCGAGCGTGCAGGCCGAGAAGGCGATCCACAAGCAGTTCGCGGCCCGGCGGGTGGCCGGCGAGTGGTATGCCGGCACAGTGGACGAGCTGCTGGAGCTGATCGACAAAGTAACCTTGCGGACGCCGTGCCCGCCATTCCGAACACCAGTCAAGATCACGGTAGACCTGCACAGCTATGGAGCCTACGAATGACCAACACCCTTACCATCGAACAGCAGCACCGCCTGGGCCTGATACCCGCCACGCCCGCGCCGGTGAAGACACGCAAGACGACCGGCGGCGCCAAGCCCGAGACGATCGTGAAGGCCGCCCTGCGTGAGCGGCTGGCCGCGTGCGACGGGGTGCAGCACATCCCGATCGTCGCCACCGGCTACACCTCGGACGGCATCGCTGACGCGATCATCAACTGGCGCGGCACGTTCGTCGCGGTGGAGGCGAAGGCCAACACCTCGCTCACCCCCGAGCAGTGGGACTTCCTGCAGGCGACCTGCGCGTCGGGCGGCCTGGGCTACGTGCTGCAGGTCAAGCACCCCACGAAGGCCACGGCCGAGGCGGCGGCGGAGCGACTGGTGCGGCGAATTCACCTGGAGTGTTCGACCTGGCGTGGCAAGATGCCGGGGCCGGTGGATCAGGACGGCGAGCCGGCGGCCCGCCCGAAGCCCCCGAAGGTGCGCCTGTGACGCCGCTGGGGCTGCCCCTGGTGGGCCTCGACTTCGAGACGTACTACCACACCGCCGAGGGGTACACCCTGCGGAAGCTGACGATCGAAGAGTACGTGCGCGACAAGCGGTTTGAAGTGATCTGCTTGTCGGTGGTGGACCTGCGCAACGGCGGATCTGAGCGCCTGCTGTGGGGCGAGCTGGAGGTGCGGGTGTGGCTCGCGCACGCGGCGCTGGAGAAGGCGTGTGTTGTGGCCCAACACGCCTACTTCGACTCGTTCATCCTGCACGACCGCTTCGGCGTCATGCCCGGCGCCATCGCCTGCACCCGCGACATGGCCCGCCCGTTCGTGCCCGCCGGTGAGCGCCTGTCGCTCGCGGCGCTGGCGCGGTATTTCGGGCTGACCGACAAGGGCGACGAGGTGAGCCACATGGACGGTGTGCGACTCGCGGACATGAGCACCGACCAGCGGCTCAGGTACGGCGGCTACTGCCTCAACGACACCTACCTGGCGCTGGAGCTGTACCGGGCGCTGCACGATCGGTTCTTCGCGGGGACCGACTGGGGGCAGGACGAGCTGGACCTGCTGGCGCTCACGCTGGACTGCACCGTGCGGGGCAACTGGCACTTCGACACGACCATCCTGCGCCCCGAGCTGGTCCGCCTGCAGCGCGAGGACGCCGAGCGCCTGCATCGCCTGGGCGCCAAGCTGCTGATCGCCCCCGCCGAGCTGTCCAAGATGCTCAACAGCGGACCAAAGACCGCGAAGCTCTTGCAGTCGCTCGGGATCGACCCGCCGATGAAAATTTCGCCGCGCACCGGCAAGGAGACGTTCGCGTTTGCGAAGGACGACGAGGATTTCCTGGCGCTGCGCGAGCACGAGAACCCGGCGGTCAGCGACCTGGTGGATGCCCGGCTGGGATCGAAGTCGTCGATGCGGACGAACCGGGCTGCGAAGTTCCTCGCCATCGGGGAGCGTGGGCCGATCGGCTGGCCGACCATCTGGCAGGGGGCGGTGGCGAGCGGGCGATGGTCGGCGCAGGCCGGGTTGAACCAGCAAAACCTTCCAAAGAACCGAAGCGCCGAAACCCCTGAGGATCAGGAGGCCCTGCGCCGGTGCCACCGCCCCGCCCGGCACGACCATGTGGTCATCGCGGCGGATAGCGGGGCCATCGAGGCGCGGGTGGTGGCACTGATCGCGGGGCAGACCAACCTGGTGAACCAGTTCCGGCACGACGAGGATGTGTACAGCATCGCGGCGTCTGCGACGCTGGGGCGTCATGTCACGAAGAAGGACAAGCGGGACCGGCAGATCGGTAAAACAGAGATTCTTTCGTGCATCGCGCACGGCTCGCTGGTACTGACCGACCAGGGCCAGGTGCCGATTGAGAAAGTAACGCAAGCCATGCGGGTCTGGGACGGTGTAGAGTGGGTTCGCCACGACGGAGTGGTACGCAACGGAGTGCAGGATGTCATCGAGTTTGCGGGGCTTTCGGCCACGCCCGACCATGTTGTCTGGACACACGAGGCCGGCGCTGTCCCACTGGCGCGAGCTGCTGCAGCCGGGTACCGGCTTGTCAGTACCGGGGTGGGAGCTGCTGCCGTGGCCCTACGCACAGAACACGGCGTACCGGCTGCTGCTGCTCGCGGCGGCGCACGAGCGAAAGGCGTGGCGCGACATCGCGGCCCGGTTGCAGTCTATGACATCGTGAACGCAGGCCCCCGGCATCGGTTCACCGTGTCCGGGGTACTGGTCCACAACTGCGGCTTCGGCGCCGGTGCCAAGTCGATCGCCAAGCAGTTGAAAAAGGCGGGTGTCTACGAGTCGGACGAACAGGCGGACATGATCGTCCGGTCCTACCGGGGCAAGATGCTCGATGTGGTGGCCGCGTGGCGCGTGTGCGGGAAGCTGATCGAGTGGGCGCTGCGGTGGGCGCACGGCGCACCGGCGCGGCGCGAAGGTGGGCACGAGTACATGCGCTGCGGGCGGCTCACGCGCAGCGTCATCGGCGAAGTGGACTGGGACGCACGCACCAGTACCCGGACGCTGCGCGTGCAGCTCCCCAGCGGCCGGTGGCTCTACTACCGCGACCTGCGGACGGACCTGATCGACGGCGAACAGGTGACGAGCTACATGGGCCGCGACGAGCTGCCGGACGGGCGCGTGGTGGCGCGGCGCGTGAAGCTGTACGCCGGCAAGCTGTTCGCCAACCTCGTGCAGGGCACCGCCCGCGACATCATCGGCTGGCAGGCCCTGCAGATGCTCCGCCGGTACGGCGTGCGCCCCGCCGGGCACGCGCACGACGAGCTGATTTACGTGGTCCACCAGTCGCTCGGCGAGTTCCTGCGCGACCGGCTGCTGGACATCATGCACGAGGCCCCGCCGTGGCTGCAGGACATGCCGCTCAAAGCCGAAGCAGAGAAAACGTGCCCCGGCCCGTCCTATGCGCATGTATAATGTGACGGCTATTTACTGGAGCTGACCATGACCACGACCGTCACGGTCGCTGACCTGGTGCGCGAGCACTTGGCGACGACCGACCTCACCCACTCAGAGCTGCTGGAGCGCGTGCAGCGCCAGCGCCCGAGCGTCACACGAGCCTCGCTGCACGCGACGCTCAACCGCCTGCGCCGCGCCGGGGAGCTGGTGTGCCGCCCAGCCACCCGGGCATCGGCACTGCGCCTGACCTCCGCGAAGCACCCCCCGGCACCGCTGCGCCTCACGCTTAACGGCCCGGTGCTGGCGCTGGTGCAGGGCGTGCAGCAGGGGCTGGTGCTCAACAACATCTGGCAGGTGGCCGAGCTGCTGCGCAGCGCCGCCCCTGAGGTCTACGCCGACGACACCACCGCCGGCCGCGAGCAGACCTTCCTGGCGTACTGGCGGGGGCGTGGGTTGTTCGCCCCCGGCTGGCCGCTGCGTTTTTCCCCGCACATCGAGTTCACAGCATGAAGATCCCCGCCCTCTCGTTCTCGTCCTGGGAGCTGTTCAAGCAGTGCCCAAAGCAGTATTACCACCTGAAGGTGGTGAAGGACATCCCCTACGTCCAGGGGCCCGAAGCCGCCGCCGGGGACGTGATCCACCAGGCGATCGATGCGGCCCTCGCGGGCGGGCAGCCGATCCCGTTCGGGTCCACCGCGCACGAGTACGCCCCGGTGGTCGAAGCATGGCGGGCCAAACCCGGTCAGCTCTTCTCCGAGTGGAAGTTCGCGCTGCGTGCAGACGGCACGCCGACCAACTGGTTCGACCGGACCAAGGTGGCGCTCGGCGCGATCGACACGTTCAAGATCGACGGGTCGGTGGCGAAGTGCGTGGACTGGAAAGCGGGGACGTCGAAAAACGCGGTGCGCTACGCGAAACCGGAACAGCTCGACATCGCCGCGCTGGCAATCATGACCGCGCACCCGCAGGTCAACGAGGTGCATGGACGCATCGTGTTCCTGCACCACGGCGAGGTGGTGCCGCCGAATCACCCGCACCTCAACACCCGCGACCAGCTCCCCGCCCTGCGCCGGACCTGGCTGATCGAGCGGCCAGCCGAGGTGCAGGCCGTGGCCGACAGCGGGAAGTGGGAGCCGAAGCCCTCGAAGCTGTGCGGCTGGTGTTCGGTCAAGAGCTGCCCGCATCGTCCAGCATGAACGGCTTTGAAGTCCTCCCGTTTCAGGACCACAAGTGGTGCCTGATCACGCCGCCTCCGGCGCTGCGGCAGAACCTGCTGGACCTGATCCCCGGCGTGAAGGACGCGGGGGAGGACGGGCTGCTGGCGCCGTGGGATCTGGCGACGTGCGATGTGCTGTCCGCCCTCGACCTGCCGAACGAGTCGCCGATGGTGCGCGATTACCACTGGCCGATCCCCGCCCCCTGGGACGTGATGGAGCACCAGTTCACGGCCACCTCGTTCCTGGTGACGCGCCGCAGGGCGTACCTGCTGATGGAGCAAGGCACCAGCAAGACGTTCTGCGCGGCGTGGGCGGCCGACTACCTGATGCGCATCGGCCGAGCCAAGCGGGTGCTGGTGATCAGCGTCAACAGCACGCTGGACGATGTGTGGGCCGAGCACATCCACCGGCTCGGCCCCCAGCACCGCACCGCGCTGTTGAGCGGGTCAAAGAAGCAGCGCCTTGACGCCCTGGCGATGTCCCCGCAGTGGGCCATCATCAACTACGAGGGGGTAGGGGTGATCGCCAAGGAGCTGGCGGTGTTCGCCAAGGACCAGATCATCATCTGCGACGAGACGGTCATGCTCAAGAACTGGCAGGCCCAGCGGACCCAGTGCGTCGCGCCGCTGGTGGCGAATGCGCGGTACGCCTGGGCGCTGACCGGGGCGCCGACGCCGCAAAGCCCCGAAGACGCCTACGGGCAGGCCCGCACGTTCACGCCATGGACGGTGCCCACCACGGAAGGGGAGTGGAAGTTCCGGGTGATGGAAAAGCGCGGCCCGTTCAAGTGGGTGCCCCGCGACAACGCGGCTGCGAAGGTGGCGAAGGCCCTTTCCCCCTCGTTCATCGTGCGCAAGCGCGACGTGCTGAAGAACCTGCCACCCTGCACGAAGGAATTCCTGCGCGTGCCGCTGTCGGCTGCGCAGGAAACGGCCATGCAGTCGCTGAAGGCCGAGGCGAAGGCCACGCTCGATTCGGGGGTGCGAATCACGGCCGTCCACAAGTCGGCCATCGCCACCAAGCTGCGCCAGATCGCAGCCGGCGCGGTCTACGGCGAGGACAAGGCCGTGGTGCATGTGGACGACGCGCCACGGTTCAAGGAGCTGGAGCGCATCCTGGCTGCCAGCGCCGCCGGCAAGTCCCTCGTCATGGTCCCGTTTAAGAACGTCGCAGTCGCGCTGCACGCCCGGCTCAAGGCGCAGGGGTTCCTGCTGGTTTACGGCGACGTGGCGCTGAAGGAGCGCAAAGCCGCGTTCGACGCGGTGCAGCACGGCGACGCGGCAGGCATCGTGGCGGTCGGTTCGACGATGGCCCACGGGATCACGCAGACCGCGTGCGACCAGCTCATATGGTACTGCCCCCCGGACAAGAGCGACACGTACCAGCAGGCGAACGCCCGGATCGACCGCAACGGGCAGAAGCTGCCCACCACGGTGTTCCACCTGTACGCCACGCTGGCAGAGCGCAAACTCTTCGAGGGGCTGGACAGCGCCGAGCGCCTGCAGGCCGCGATCATGTCGATCACTGACGACATGCTTGCTTGACAAGCACCACACTACACAGGCATCATACAGTCATGCGATACAAAACCACTGTCCGATGGGACGACAAGACGCCCCATACCTGCGAAGACACGGAGCACGCCTGGTGGGCCGAGCGCGGCTCCCTGTATGCCATCGGCAACCCTGGGCACAAGTGCTGTCCGTCCGAGGCGTCGGACGTGACGACGATGTGGCACTACGGGCTGATGATGCAGGACATGGCCCAGCAGGCGATGCCGATGACCACCGTCAACCTGGGCAGCATCATCAAGCGGTACCAGCCGCGCATCAGCTCGCCGTTCACGCTGGCGCCGGCCACCGAAGCGGATCTGGCACTGCTGCCGGACGTGGTGCGCACGCTGCTGCACGGGGGCGAGGTGCCGGGCATCCGCGTGGAAGACCTGGAGGCGGGGGAGCCCGTCCCGGACACGCTGCAGTACGATGACCGGCTGCCTGTTGGTCCGGACATGCCGCTGACGCCGGTGCAGGCGTTCCTGCAGCACTACTCGCTGCGCCGGACGATGAACACGATCGACAACACGCCGGTC